GAGACAATGCTTTTTTACTAGGGAATCCATGATGGAGGGTTTCTTTTCTATATTAAATATACCTGTCAATTACAGGCCATTATGTACCCCATGATTCAAGACCAGCAGTAATCACATAATTAAAAGCTCCAAATTTTGCTTTAGTATCAATGTGATGATCTTGAATTTTACATGTGGTATTGGCTCCCATAACAGTTCTGATTATTTATCTATTCATTACGATAGTTCCGTCAGCTGTTACTAAACCAAATTTAGAAAGAAAATCTACTTTATTCTCAGAAATATTAAAAGTCTTTCCAACTTAGCCCAGTCCATGACAAATTCCTAGCTCAGTTTCCGTTGCTAACAATTCTTCATAGATATAGACTTTTCTATAATTTAAATAAAAGACTTCTTGATGTTTTCTTTCCATAAATATGAGCATGTCATCGCCAGCAGCAAAAATGTAAATTTCATTATCTGGTATTTTAGCTAGATATTTAATGAAATGTGCATATGACAATACTCTTAAAGTGTTTCCCCATGTAGTCCTAGTTGGATGTCCTGAAAACACTGTACCTCTTAACTTGCCTTTAAAGAGTCTCTGGAATCTCTTTTCACCTTTCTTAGCCTTATAAGCTGGATTATTAAAAACTATTTTAATATCAGTGTCTGTTAAACACTTATACAAACTAGCTTTTAGTTCTGTATCGAAAGGTAGATCAATACATGCTGCCCATGCTTATTCAAACAATAATTCTAGCATAGGGGTATCAACCTCATTGATCAATTCGGCAAATTAATGTGCATCATGGTTAGATCCATCCCATGTGCATATTATTGGATCTCTCAACATTCTATAACATGTAGTTAATTTATCACAGAGATCTCCGGTATTATAACCAACCATAAAGCCAGGAACACATTCCCTAGCCCAAACAATAAGCACTTAACCTATATAAGATCCTAAAGCTTTCAGGGATGCTGAAGGATTAAATAAGTTACGTGGTTTAATGTCTGTATCGAATTTGAGTTCATTAGTTTTTTACATTAAGTCCATATTAGTATCGACTTTAGATGTTCTAACTGCTTTCTCAAACCCTGATCGGTATAATTTTTATTTTCCATCTGAATGTTTCTTTAAAATATCTTCGAATTTTATTTTT